CCTTTGCCGATAATTTTACCTTCGTTTTGAATTTCACAACTTATATCAATTGTTAATGCTGGCACTGCAACATCATCTGACCAAACCCAAAAACCTGACGGTATTCTCAATATGTTACCAGCAGTTACAAAACTAGAGGCTGTTATTTCTTTTCTATTAGATTGTCCATTAATTATTGCTGAAGTTGTTAAGGTTGTTGTTGTTTGAGCAACCGCGCCATAAAAATTACTAATACTTATAGCTCCAGAAGTAGGAACAGAAGTATTTTGAGGAGTAACTAAACCGCCATTTCTATAATATTCACTTAAACCATGCGGCGCAGAACCACCAAATTCGCCTACAATATTATTTATGCTTAAAGTTCCGCTACTTGGTAAAGTCATTATTAAGCACTTCCGAAAGCAGTTACATCATTTTCTACAGTTAATGCGCCAGTAGAACTTAATTTAAGTCTAGCTGTGCCTTGATATGAAAATTTTAAATCTGAACCAGATTGCGTAATTGTCCAATCGCCTAGATCAACAGTTACGGCTTGCACCTCTCCAGCCGCACCGTAAACAACACCCTTACTATTAACTACTGTGTTTGCTACTGAACCATCTAATAAATTTAGTTCAGCCGCTGTGGAGGTTACATTTGCTCCGTTGATTGTGAGAGTTGATAGATCAGGAGCAACCGTAGCCTTGCCAGTTCCAGAGCCGTTAAAGGTGCTTTCAATGGCTGTTAAGCCTGTATTGATAGTCGAACCCCAAGTTCCCTCACTACCTCCAACGGTAGGTTTTGTTATAGTAATAGCCATCTCAATCTCCTATAAATAAAACAGTACCACGTTAAGCGGCATCCGTCCATATTGCTGGTGGAAGGGTAGGACTAAACCATCCTCTAAACTTAACGTCTTTCCCTTGATATGTGTATTGTGCCGCATCTGTTACTGATAAAATTCTACCATGTCTAAGTGTAGCTGCAATTCCAGTTAGTGCAAAAGTTCCAACCTCTGCTTCGATTGGAAAGTTAAATATAACATCTTGACCAGTTAGCGTAAAAGTCGCCGCTGGTGGAATAATTGATATATGGATTTCATAACTTTGATCTTGACCAGTAAGTGTAAATGTTCCCACTTGTGCATCTGGACTTAAATTTTTCTGAAAGCTTACAGCTTGACCTGTTGTCGCAAAAGTTCCGACTGGCTCTAAAAATACACCCTTACCCAGTGACACAATAACTTCTTGTCCTGTCAGCCCAAATGAACC